GGCGAGTCATGAATACGGCATGAGGAGTCGAACCTAGCAAACTCACGTGTCTTGTGAGAGGCCTACCGAGGCCTTTTATACGCTGCTCTCTCGCGAGACCTACGCGGTTTCCCACGCGGGTCCCACGGCGTCACCTGGGGATGGTGCATTGGGGCTCCTAGAGCGGTGGGCAGCGCCGCACCCCAGAGTCCCAGGATCAGCTGCCCAGTTTTCAGAACGCTGTCTTGAATGCACCGAGGGCACCGACGACGTCCTGTGCGACATGACCGACTGAGCCGATCTCTTCCATGAGCTTCCTCGCGCCATCTATCACGTTGATGGGGGCAGTCGGTACCGACTTCGCGGAGTTCGCGAGCGGCTGGCCCACCTCGTATCTGCAGTAGTACTGGTTCGAGATGCTGTACTCGAAGGTGTTGGGCACCTCCGCTTTAGCAAACACGAACACTAGCTGCGAAAAGATGGGGCGCGTCTGTTCTGCACGGAATTCGTTGACGGAGTGTTTGGTAGGGCTACAGTCATGGAACTCGAGTGCACGCGCGGCGTCCACTGGATGGCAGTTCCATTGCCTAGTCTTTAACAGCTCCGCCCCCGAGAACACCCTCGTGCGAGGGCATCCAAGGACATACTCTTTCAAATTCTCCCAACCCGGCTTGACCGCGTACGTTGCCGTGAGGTCCTCCAGATCGCAACCACTGTCCAGGGATAGCACGTAGATTGACCCACCCGCATCCATGGTGCGAGTGGTGTTGCGCAACCTGACGGAGAACTTCCCGAACATCGCCGTGGTCGGGCCCCCCGCTGTCGCGAGGCCCGTGTTAGGAACTTCAAAATAGTTTCCCCCGGCGGGGTGGCCACGCCACTCGCCCGTCGTGGAACCGTTCCACCGGTCTCCGTACACAGCGCAGTAGCGGTTGGCCGTCATCGTGAACACCACCATCTGATGAGTCGCGTCGGAGCTCATCTGCGGCGCCGCTGCACGATTATGACCGTGCACAACTGTCGCGTGGCCCACTGCGCGCGCAACGGGTTGCGGGGAGATGTGGAACGCATTGTAATGGTTGCCAAATAGTGACTTGACAACGTTGGCGGGGCGAGAGCGGGCCTTGTTGGCCGGCTTGCGCGACTCCGGCTTGGATGGTGGAGTCCCCGCCTGGCGAGCAAAACTTGCCGCCATGGAAGCGCGCGCCGACGGCGGCGCGCGCTTGAGTGCCCGGCGCTGCTTCTGAGTAAGCGCCGTCTTCCCCATGATTGAAAAGGGGAGTTTTCCGAATTTGGCGACCTAGTTATCGCCGCGAGCGTTTATAGCTGTTGAACACCTTGGACGTGGTGGGCACGCTCGCGAAACAATTGCCGTGAAACCGGAAAAATGTGTGCATTGGTGTGGGAAACGGTGTCTCGTCGTGCAGCGCGAAAAATAGCCGGCCGTAACCCCGGCTGTTCCATCTTGCCGCTGCGGTGTGGTTCGTGCCTGCGACATTCACCTCCTGCACGTTCCATCATGCACCCCGGCGCGATACCGAGACGCAATATCCACGTTGCCCCGTTGAACGCCGAGTCGCGTGGACGGACGCACCGCCCACTCCGATCACGACTAAACAGGTTGGCGCTTCGAGCAGCAGCACCGCAGGGACCTAGAATTACAGGGCGCCACCCCCAACCGTCGCGCACGGGATCTAGGCGCTCGCACCGCTAGGGTGGTTAACCCAACCAGGCTCTTCACCCTAAGACACTAGGGCTACTGAGGCATAAGGCATGCTTCGGGAGGCTGCTCTAAGTCCGGGGCCGAACCCCGCTTCCCCCTAGACGCGCTCCGGACGGTGTACCGCCGGGTGCCATGTAGGCACTAAACCATAAACGCGCCACGCAAATCACATGCTGCAGCCATCGGCACTCTGTCATCCAGACGCCGCGCGGGGACGCAACGCCTGTACTGCAGCACCCTACCCGTAACAGCGCCCAAACCAGGTAGGTAATTAACGCATCAGTCGAAACTGTGGCCCCTCATCCACACTTGCACCGCAGTCGGGGCCGCCACCCGACCGCAATTACCCGCAGCACAGCGGGTGGCCGACTACTCGAGCCAGCTACGTGGCAGGTGCACTGCCACGTCCTTGCCGTGAACCTTGCCCGTCACCAAGCCCTCGAGCCCACTGAGCTCAAGAGGGGTGGCAGGGCCGGCAACGGTGACCAAAAACCGGCGCCAGAGCTTCGGGTTGGCGGGGCCCTCGAACTCAGGGAACCCCTGAGACTCGAACTCCGTCCAGAGCCTGGTCGTACCGGCAGCAGGAGTCTCGCCATAGCGCGAAATGTACAACTTGCGCAGCTCCGTGTCCAGCGGTGGCTTGCCAGTGCGCCACGGCAGGCCGGACTCGGGGGCGAGATTGTGATCATCATAGAGGACGCGCAGGAAGTTGTACATCGCGAGGCAGCGCACGAAGCCACGGGCCATGGTGGCCGCGTACAGGCGGACCGACAGGGCGTAGCGGGCGGCATCGGTCTCCTGGACCGTCGACCACTGTTTCGTCGTGAGCAAGCGTTTGACTTCCGGCGAGCCAATGAGCGGCGAGTCCATGTTCTCGCCGTCAAACTGCGCTGCGCCGTTATGAAGCAACCACTCGAAGCCCACGAATCGTGCCGAGTCGAAGCCGGTGACCGCTTTGAAACTCACCTTCGCGAGCCAGCCCCAGCGGGCAAAGAAACGCGTGGTGGCATCAACGCCAGTGCTGTCCACCTCCCACAACGCCTCCTCCTCCAGGCGGCCGACGCCGTCGTCGCCTTCGAGGCAAATCGCTGCGGTGTACGTGGCTCCGTCGCGTGCGCTCACGTATGAGAAGTACGCGCCTCCAGTGATGATGAGAGCAGAGACGGCGTCGAAGACGTAGCCTGGCTTCACCAAGAAGGCAACCCACGCACGGAGCCCCTGGTACCAGTTACCAGAACTGGTCAGGCGGTCTCCGCTTTCGCGCATCGTCCGAGGCAGCCGCAGCCTGAACGTCCGCGGGCGGCCTGTCTCGTCCACGTACCTCATCACCCACACGGCCGGTTGACACCGGTCGTGCAGCATCCGAGAGAACAGGACATCCGAGAGATCCGTCCCGACGAACGCGCCGATGTGAGCGAGAAGCTCCGCCTCGGCGGTCTTGCATTCCACCTCAATCCCGAACTCGTAGGCAGACTGGTCCACATCAAACCAGCGGGCGCACTTGCGCCGCCGGTTCGTGCGGGGCAGCTGGTTGAGACGCCGGGCGAGGTCCGCAAGCTTCTGCGGCTTATCACCACCTTTGATGGATGCCTTCGAGAAAGTGCTAAAGAGCACATGCTCGAAGACCCACGCGACCTTGGCCATTGAGACCAAGCGCCGCGGCCCGTGGTTGGCTATCGGCCTAGCCTTAGGCTTTCCGGAGCATTCTGCCTTCACAAAGGCATCTATGAACTCCGAGAAGCTGAGCACAGTGCCGTCGTCCACGGGATCCAGGCTGGTGATGCCGATGGCGAGGTCATTGTGGGCATCAAGCACGAGCTGCATTTTTGCCTCCTCGGACAACTTCGACGGAAGCGCCGTGGCGGTCAAACTCTCAAACTCGCGCAGTGCCTCGGTCATGGTGTCCTCCGTGAACACCAAGGCCTTGATGGCCGCGTCGACCTCAACAGAGGCCTCCACCTCGGACTCAAGCGGAGAGCGCTCGCCGATGCCCTTGTTGGTGTGCGGACCGCGCGTGGCGTGTGCCGCAACCAAGCACCTGGGGTCATTCGAGCGGAAGAACACCTCCTTGTCCGCGTAGTGGCCGAAGCGAGGCTTGGCGGTACGGGTGCCGACGCCTGCCCCGGTGGGTACACCGGAGACCTGCGCTGCAGGCTCGGCTTCAGTGACGGTCGACGTGAGCACGCCGTCATCACGGAAAGCCATCTGCTGCTCTTCAATACGGCACTCGAGTTCCGCCCGCGGCAGACCAGACTCCTCCCACGCAAGCCGAGCGGCCGCGGCCCGCGCCTCAAGCACGCACTTGGGCGGGGCCTTCGCCTTAGGCCTCGCCACACGGGGCTGAAGCTGTTGGGCGATGACATCGAGAGGGTGATCCACCAGGCCGAGGCCCGGCGGGTACGCGATCCTCTCGGGCGGCACGTCGTCATCCATGGGAGGCCCGTCCCACTGGGACTGCGTCCTGGGCAAGCCCGCGTCCAGCCACCGGGCGGTCGCAATGCTGCCAGCAGGGGTCGCAGACCCGCTCTCGCACGAATGCATGCTCTCTGCGGTCTGACGCGCGAAGTCCGCAGCGTCTTCCGGGCAGAGAAACGCGTGCACCTGCGTTTCGTCACCGTCCGGCCCGTAGAAGACAGTAGTCTCGACGGGCGGGGTACCACACGGCGCGCGCGGCGCGCAGTGCACACTGGCGTCTGAGACCTCCACAGACGCCCCCGGTTGCCCGGACGTGCACGTGCGCGCCGCACTTCCCACCGCCGGGGATGAACCCGACGCATCCATTCCCG